TCGTCCGATATGCGGCCCAGCTCAGGGCAGAGGCGATACCGTGCCTCACCAATCATATCGACCAGGAGCTGTGCCGCCCGTCGTATCGTGTATACGCCTTCGATCCAGGCCCAAGCAGCCCGCAGCTTCTCAGACCGAGTCGCGTTGAAGTCTTCGATGATTGGCAGGGTAGCATTGCAGAGTTCGTCGAGGTTCATGGTGTCGCTCCTTATTTGGACACTCTAACCCTATATGATGGGGACATGATAAGCAATAAAGCAATCCACTAAACGCGCCGCCGCGCTGCATTGGCCGGCTCAGTGTCAGGCGATCACCTGTGGCGCGCGCGGGCTGCTATCCAGCGTCGAAGCTCCCGCCCTGGTGGTAGAACACCAAGTATCTCAGCGCGTCCATGGCGTGATCTTCTTTCTTGAGCGGGCGGTCTGGCTGGTCTGCCTTGCTCCTGCGAGTGTCCCAGACGTAGCCCTCGATCTCCCTGATGAGGTTCGTGCAGTTCGAGTGCACGACGAGGTGGGGCCTCCCCTCCGCATCTGGGGCGAGGCGCTCAGCGACCGCAGATATTCCGGCGCGGATCTCCTTCTTCGCCTTGACTGTCGGCATGTCGTGGTCTCTCGCCATCGTCAGCCGCGACCCCCTGTCCTCCGGGTCTGCGATGATGAGCCCCGGCTCCCCGTACTGGTCGAACATCTCGCGGAAGGCTGAGACCTGAGCCGCGATAGTGCGGTTCGATTGATAGTATTCTGCGATGATATGGATCACCGAATCGGCTGGGTCGATGGCTGCGAGCAGGAGACACGCTGGATTCCTTGTGCCGTAATCGAGCCCCGCTGTCCGTTCCCAGTCAGCCGGCACCTCGAAGGGCTCTACAACGTGCAGCTCTCGGCTCCAGTCCTGGTACACCCTGCCCTCTAACTGAGTGAACTCCCCTCGCGCTCTGGCTGCCCTCTCGTGGCTGCCGTAGCTCTTCAGCAGGGTCTCCAGCTCATCGGCGGGTATGTGCGGGTTGTCCTCACCGAAGATCCACTGACAGAGGCTTCCCGGCTCAGGGTCGGAGACGAAGCGATCCCAAACCCAGGTGAGCCCTCGGAGGGGCGTCATCGTAATGAGGCACCGGCCCCTCCTATCGATTAGGCGCATGCGTGCTTCGTTCAGCACCATCTCACATTCGGGATCCTCGTCGAACCAGCAAATATCCCAGGCATCGGCCTGGAAACTTCGCGCTCCTTGGTCGACTGTCTTGAAGAGGATCGTCCCCCCGTTCGGTAACTGAGCGAAGGCCTCACCGGCTCCATGCCTGTTCTTCCAGTACGTACCCGCTGGGAGGAACTGCTCGATCTTGGGGCGCTGCACTCGGATCGACTCATTCGAGGTGAGACTCACGCAGCACACTCGACCGGGGCGCTTGAAGATCGACCCCTCTGGGATGCCGTTGTCCCTCATCCACTTAGCCACCCCTGCATCGCCTCGACCTATCGCGACGGCTGCAGCCACCATAGCTCCCGCCTGGGTCTTCCCTGAGCGATTGCCGCCTACGAGAAGACCCACCTTGACCTTGCGATCCATCAGGGCTTGTAGTGCGCGCTTCTGAGAGGTGCGAGGGGCTGGCCTGTCCCAGAGTGCGCGAAAGGCGAGCGGGTAGATAGCCAGGAGTCGCTGTAGCTTCAGGGCGGCCTCGTAGCCCTCTGCAATCAGCTCGGAGCGCTCAGCCGTCATCCTCGCCCGCTTTGCCAGCCTTCAGAGCTTCGGCGACCTCGGCCACCTTGGCGATCAAGTCCTCGGCACCTTCCAGGCTGTCGTCCGCCGCGCCCACCTTGACCTCCTGGCGCTGGCTGTACCCATAGCGCCTCTCCATCACCCAGCCCGCCGCCTGCCACTGTCCGCCCTCTGCGGCCTTCGTGATTCTGCCCATATGCTGAGCCGCGCATAGACCTTCCGCTGCCTTTACTGCTGCCGAAAAGTCCGAATAGATCCCCTCCTCCTCGTCCGCTCCCTTCTGCATCCAAAGGCTGAACGTGGACATCGAGACCCCCGCATAGGATGCCGCGAGCTTGTAGGTCAACCCGAGGCGCAGCCCGTCGATAAACCGCTTCTGTGTCTCTGGCGTGAGCTTAGTCGGTCTGCCCATCTGGCACCTCCTCAATAGGATCTAACGCACCGGGTCCAGGGTCTCGCCCGTGCTTCCTGGCCCATGCTGTCCAGCGGCGTCGGATGACATCGCAATAGGCCGGGCTCAACTCCATCCCGTAGCCTATGCGGTCGTTCTGCGCGACTGCGATTAGCGTGGTACCGCTGCCGAGGAATGGATCGAAGATGATATCGGAGGCGTCGGAGAATGCGCGGATGAAGAAGTCCGGTAGGCCGACAGGGAATGCCGCAGAATGCCCCACCACCTTGGCCCCTCCCATGTTTGATAGGACATTGGATGGGAATGCCAGACCAGCCCCGGCATTTACCGGCGACATTATGCCACCACCGACACCCTGTGCAGTGCCTCCCACCATCTTCCCTGCTGCCTTCTGATCGGCGTAAATGAACGCCCCATCTGTCTCGTGCCTCACATCGTCTGGCTTGAACTTATAGGCTGTTGATGCCGCGAAATGATACACCGACTCCCATCCGTTCTTGAATCGTCGTGACATGTTTGGATTGAGTGGCATGGCTGGGCGAGGCCAACAGAACTCCTCGATCCACTTCCATCCCCACTCATCCACATGCTTGATGGTTAGCCGCTTCACGTAAGTTTGCTTCTGCCCATCGTCAGCGGCTTCCTTTATATTCACGAACCAAGAGCCATCCTCTGCCAGATGCTTCCGCACATTGGCCTGGACCGCCTCGAACCATTCCACATAGGCATCGGGCTTGATCGGCTTAAAGCCGCTGCTTTCGTCGTACTTCCTCTGGCTCGCATAGGGTGGAGAGGTGAAGGCCACATTGACCCGCACCTCTTCGAGAAGCTCTGCGACGGCTGCAGGGTCTCGACAGTCCCCGCACATAAGCCGATGAGGCCCAAGCTCGTATACCTCGCCCTGAGCGCTGTCCGGCTCCCCCTGCGCCACCTCTGGCACATCGTCCTCTGTGCCATCTGGATCGACTGTGCCGAATGAGTCGAGCAGCCCATCCAGCTCATCCTCATCCCAACCCAGACCGTCGAGGTCTACATCCTCAGCGGCGAGACCCTCCAGGATAGCCGCGAGGCCCTCATCATCCCAGGTTGCAATCTCCCCGAGGCGATTGTCTGCGAGCGCCAGCGCTGAAGCCTTCTGCTCGTCGATGTCGAGGAAGCGCACAGGGACATCTCGCAGCCCGAGGCTCATCGCTGCGGCGTGTCTGGTATGGCCTGCGATGATGCGCCCGTCTGCAGTCCTTGCGACGATAGGAGACGCGAAGCCGAAGCGCTCGATAGACTTCGCCACCTTCGCGATCGCCTCTTCATTGTTGCGAGGGTTCTGGCTCCACGGGGTGAGCGTCGCCGGGTCCACATAGACGGCTGCGGCTTCAGTCATCTTCTCCCCCTATCGCATCGGTGAGCCTTGCCCTTACAATATCGCAATAGCTGGGCTCCATCTCAATCCCGATACACCGCACCCCCTCAAGCTCTGCGGCCACCATCGTCGTGCCACTCCCCGCGAAGGTCTCAAGGACTACAGGCGGGACGCCATCGAGCGCGGGCGGACTCACGAGCCGCACAAGCCAGCGCATCAGCCTGGAGGGCTTCACAGTTGGGTGATGGTTTCCAATGTCTCCGGTCCTCGTCATCCCGCTCCTTGCGTGATTCTGTCCAGCGCTGCCAGCCTTGCGCCCTGTGACATCTTCTCGCCTCCTGCCGGGTAGCTCCTCGCAGCCCTGCTCCCGCTCTGACCGGCTGGGCTTCGGGCATGCGTAGATGTTCGCGGGCCACCTGCCGAGGTCTGAAACATTGACCGTGGGATTGCTCGGCCTATTCATGACCGCGCCGACGTGCTCCCCTCCGCTGCTGTTAGGTCTGGCTATTCGTCGGATCTCCTCCGCGCTCCTCTGAGGCCCAGGCCAAGCCGGATCCCCATAAGCATACCGGCACCCGTCAATGTTCAGCCCGCCCGTCCCCCATTCCAGACAGTTAGCCGCGACTGTGCTTGGCGATAGCGGCTTGCGTGCCAGAACTGCGGGCTCGAATGCAGGCTTGAGCGCTGTCCCGTAGCCCTGGAAGCGCTGAGCGTCTGGGGTGGCTGGTGCGGTGATGTCTGGAACAATCGGCGACACTTGAAATGCTGCACCTGTCAGCTGGCCGCCCCCATGTCTCTTGCTCTTGCCCACCACCTCCCGCTCTGCTCCATGCAGCGCATCGATCGCCTTCGACGCGTCGAGGCTCTTTGGGAATCCTTGGTATTGGATGTGGGCAATTTGGTCGCGTATCTCGAAGCCTGCGTCCTCGACTGCGACGGTCAACCGGTGAATCGTCCTGGTCGCGGCGAAGGCAATTAGTGCGCCTCCGG